ATTTTATTCACTTACTGAAAAATTGAACTAATGCCTGTTACTAAAGGATCGGACATAGATCCAAAATTTATTAAAAAGAGAGAGGATCAGTATGGTGAAGTAGACATAACTAATGATTATTTTGACTTAGAAGATAGCATCTACTATAAAACTGTAGATATTAATAAAGAAACAGGTGGTATTAAACATAAATTGATTCGACTCCCTTCTTTTGGTGAATCTCTAAAAAAATTATCAATAGCACTTAGTTCTATAAGAAAATTATCTACTACTGATGCTGGTAAAAAAGACCCTAAGATAGCTGAATTGTTAAATAAAGTTAGAGATACTTTTAATTTATATAGAACACATTTAAGAAAAAATTACCCTGATTTATATAGTGGTATAAAAAACCAATTAGAAGAAGTTTCAGTTACAGGAGGTTCAGCTTCATTTACTCCAGGTACGGGTGCTCAATATGCGACCCCATTTGCTTTTAATAAAAATAAAAAATCAGATGGAACTGCTAGGAATTATTACTATAAATTAGGTTATAAACCAGTTCCAAAAAAAAATAAAGATTCTGGTTTAGAAGTTAAACAGTTATTTCAAGAAGAAGAAACTTCTCCTGAATCTAAATTCCATGCTGATAGAATAGATGATTTTGATTCTATTACTAATGACCTTAATGATATTTATAAATTGATATCTAATGCTAAAAATAAAACTATAGATTACTATAAAGAAAACCCTAAATCGTTTCAAGTAGTTCAACCCACTACTTTATTAAAAGATTATTTAAAAGATATAAAAAAACTATTAAAAGTATAATATGAAACCCACTACTCTACAAAACCAATATAACCTTATAAAAGAAGGAAAGGGTCATAAGGGTGTATTTCTTAATGAGGCAAAAAGATTATTCCCTCAATACATCCCTAATCACTTTGGATATGAAAATTCAATTGATATTTTAAAGCAAAAATCAATAATTTCCGAAAATCTTTGGGGCATAGCCACTGGTAAAAAAGATCAACCTGAGTGGTTTAAGATCTTTAATGATAATATGAGTACTATTGCTGAAGAAGCAAAAGCAGAAGAAAAACAACCTACTAAGGAAGTAGTAGATCAAGAAATTGCTGGGTATGATTATAAAGATAAAAAAGAAATCGATAACCAAAGTGGTGCAGAGTTTTTAACAGGATTTTATGCTGAAATGCAAAATCCAAAAAACAAAGATAAGTCTTTAGGTGAGTTAAAAGATATAGTGAGGAAAAATTTAGCTAAAGATGAACTTCATTATGTTAAAAATGGTCAGTTTGGTTTAGAAGGAGTAGGGTATACTGATGAATCCCCAGGATTGGGAAAACAAGAAGAACCAAAAGGTAAATATAAATCTTCGGGCTACGGTGATTTAAAAGAGTCTATTAGAAAGATTATTAGAGAAGAGTTACAAAAAAAAGACTTTCCATCTGAAGCTTTACTTTCTAAAATGAAAGACTCTTTAGAAGATGTTATGGATATGGTAGGTAATGCTGAAGAAGCAGTTGCTTTAGTAATCGATATGGAACCTATGTACAGTAGGTACGAAACCCAATTACGCCAACTTGCAGACCCCATGTTTTAATGAAAAATTTACTTGTAGAAACAACAAACTTTAACCCTGTTAGCTCACTTACGGAGTCTAAAATCTCTAAAAGAGGAAATCCTATAGTGGGGGGTGTTATGGCTACTGCAGAAGTAAAAAATGGCAACGGAAGATACTACTCTAAAGGTTTATGGGATAGAGAAGTAGATAAATATCAAACATTAATCAACGAAACAAGAGCTATTGGGGAATTAGACCACCCAGATTCCCAAGTAATTAATTTAAAAAATGCTTCCCATAATGTAACTAAACTATATTGGGATGGAGATAATCTAATGGGTTTCATAGAAATCTTACCTACCCCATCAGGTAACATTTTAAAAGCACTTATTGAAAGTGGTATTACAGTGGGTGTGTCATCAAGAGGTATGGGTTCATTGGAACAGAGAGGTGATTTATTAGAAGTACAAGATGATTTTGAATTACTTTGTTGGGACTTTGTTTCTACTCCATCAAATCCAGGCTCATTTATGCACACTATAAAAGAGGGTAAAGAAACTCCCCTTAATACTTATAAAGAAGCACATAATATAGTTAGAGAAATCCTTTGTAGTAAGGGTCAGTGCCCCATTCTTTAAATTCCTTTACATATGTATTAACGAATATACCATCTCCTATATGGTATCGAATTAATATATTTTTTATTACGTTTCCTAATAAACGTATTTCACTAAGTTTAATTTAGTAAAATGGATAGAAATCTCTTAAAAGAGGCTATCGCCGATGCTAAAGCTATTAGAGAATCTGCAATTGCTAACGCAAAAGCTGCTCTAGAGGAGGCATTTACTCCACATCTGAAAGATATGTTGGCTCAAAGAATCAACGAAATGGAAGAAGAAGTAGATGAAGGCAAAGACGAAAAGTCTAAAGAAATGGAAGAAGGTTATTATGAAGAAGATATGACTGAAACTAAGGAAAAAGACATGAAAGAAACAAAGTATGAAGAAGACATGACCGAAGCGAAAGACGAGGACATGAAAGAAGCCATGCATGATAAAGACATGTCAGAAGCCAAAGAAGAAGACATGAAAGAGGGCTATGGCAAAAAACCAATGTCTGAAGAAGATAAAATGGATGAAGCTAAAGAAGAAGTAGAAGAAGAAGTTGATTTAGAAGAACTTCTTTCTGAAATGGATGCTGAAATGAAAGAGGAAGAAAAAGTGGAGGAGGAGAAAAAAGAAGTAATGGAAGCTGAAGAAGAAGAAGAAGAAACTGAATCTGAAGAAGAATCTATTGAAATCGAAGATATGACTGAGGACGAACTTGCTAAGTTTGTAGAAGAAGTCATTAAAGACATGGTTGAAGCTGGTGAGCTTGAAGCAGGTGAAAAAATGGATATGGACCCTGAAATGGATATGGAAGTTGAAGACGAAGAAGAAACTATGGAAGTTGAAGAAGCTAAAGAAGAAATGAAAGAAGCTGATGAAATGGAAGAAGGATCTTACAAGTACGAGATGGAAGAAGCCATGAAGGAAAAAGATTCTGAGCTTAAAGAAGCTTACGAAACTGTTAAAATTCTCAAAAAAGAAATTAATGAAGTTAATTTATTAAATTCTAAGTTATTGTATACAAATAAGATTTTCCGAAATAGAAATCTTACTGAATCACAAAAAGTTAAAGTTTTAAATTCTTTTGATAAAGCTTCAAATGTAAAAGAAGTTAAACTAGTATTCGAATCTCTTTCTACTTCGTTAGTAACGAAGAAAAAAGAAATTAAAGAATCACTAGGATTTGCTTCTAAACCTACAGGAAAAGCTCCTATCACAGAATCTAAAGAAGTGATTCATGAAGACGCAATGGTCGCAAGGTTTAAAAAACTTGCAGGCCTTTAATTTTTTAATTTTTTAATTTTTGACGATGTCACAATTAAATTCATTACTCGAAAGTGCTAATCAGTACAAATCACTACAAAGTGATGCTGCTAGATTATCACAAAAATGGTCCAAAACTGGACTTCTTGAAGGCCTCAATAGTGAAGCTGACAAGAGTAATATGTCAATGATTCTTGAAAACCAAGCTAAGCAATTAGTTCAAGAAACTTCATTGTCAGGTGGAGGTACTAACTCTGTTGGTAGTTTCACAGCTGGTGTAGGTGAGCAGTGGGCTGGTGTAGCTCTTCCATTGGTTAGAAAAGTATTTGGTCAAATTGCTGCTAAAGAATTTGTCTCAGTACAACCAATGAATCTACCTTCAGGCCTTGTATTTTATTTAGATTTCCAATATGGATCTACTAAAGGTGCTGGTGGAGGTGCTAAATTTGCTGCTGGTAATTCTATGTATGGTGATACAGATGGTAATACTCCATTTGGTAACGGTGCTACAGGTGGTGCTTATGGTGCAGGTAGATTTGGATATTCCATTAATGCTACTTCATCTATCTCTACTGTAGATTCTACCGGATCTGCTGGGTGGTCTGATCTTAACTATGATTCTGCTTTTTCTGCTTCAGCTACTAATGATGAGTATGCTACAGTAAAAATAGCTCTAGCTGATTTTGATAATGTTGATCAAGAAGCTATTAGATCATTTGAACTATATTCTGGATCTGCTGGAACTCCTATTAATGAACCTGCATTTACAAAAATTGTAGGTACAGATCTTCAATTTATAGCAAAAGTATCTGACATTTCTGTAGGATTGTTTACTGCTACTGTTTCTTACTCATTGGCACCAATAGATAAAAATAGAGGTGATTTTGAAGATAAAAACACTGCGCTTAATAGCTTAAATAACCCAATTTCAATTCCTGAAATTAATGTTCAAATGCAATCTTCAGCAATTGTTGCTAAAACACGTAAGCTTAAAGCTGTATGGACTCCTGAGTTCGCACAGGATTTAAATGCTTATCACGCATTGGATGCTGAAGCTGAATTAACTTCTGTCATGAGTGAGTATATCTCATTAGAGATTGATCTCGAAATTCTTGACATGTTGATTGAATCAGCAGCTGCAGGTACTGAAGTATGGAGTGCTGTTAATAATAGATCAATTGTAGATTCTGGTACTGGTACCGATGGTACTATTACTGATCTAGGATTCTATAATACTCA